ACTCTGTCGTTTAATTTAAACGCCATTTATTTTTTCTCCTATTACGATGCTAAACTTATAATAGCATTAGCTGGTGTTCCAGTAGCTGGGAATACTATTTTAAAGTCTCCGTTTGTAGCAGTCTTTGTTCCACCAAAATCTAACACAACACATAATTTATCACTGTTGGTGTCATTGTATATTGCACCAAAAGCTGCTGAGAATGTTGCACTAGAGAATGTTAAATCATCAAAATCAACAAAAGATGTAGCACCTGTTGTAACTGATTGGTTTTGTAAAACAAGACCAGTAGTTGTATAGTTACTACCACCTGATGCACTAACTTCATTAGTAGTTGAGTATGCTGTGCTTGATGTATCGTATGGATTAGACGTGTACAAAGCTAATTTAAAACTGTTTCCACCACTTGCAAAGTTATGCGTGCCAGAAAGTAGTTCACCTTTAAATGCATTTGGTATTACGTTTGCCATTTATTATCTCCTTATTATGGTGATGGTGATTGCAAAGGAGTACGAATAACACCATCTTGGTATTCGTCTCTGCGTCTACGACCCATTTGCTCGACCGCATACGATTGTAAAGCTCTTCTGTAAGATCCTTCGTAGTATTGTAACATATCTGCTGGACCTTTCAAGTATCCATATGCTTCTACAAGACAAGCATATAAAAGTAAATCTTGATATTTATTTGAAACATACGTTCCATTTGTGGCTGCTGCAGCTCCTGTTGGCTGTGTAGTATCTGTTATACTAAAAGGCTGTTTTACATATGCTAATGTTATTTCATATTGAGCATTTGGTGTAGGTGCTACAACCCAAAAATTAGCATCCCAATTAGCATAATACTTAGGAATTCCTGATTGTGTTGCAGGAGTATCGTAGTAAGTTGCCATGTAACTAGCGTCTTTTTTTTCAAGAAAAGTTTGTACATTTGGTGTAACATTTGTATCTTTTAATTGAACGTATCTAATACTTCTAAGATCTGACGGTATTGTAACATACCTGTTTCCTGTAACTAAAGTTGATGTAGCGTAAAATCTATTGTCATCACTATCGGCATCTCTGTATATTCTGTTCTCTCCATTTTTAATTATAGTATCTAAAACACTATCCGATAAAACTGTACTATCTACTTCAGTATAGTTTCTAATATCTGTTTGTAAATTAGATAAAGTGTAAGCCATTACTCAACGCCTTTTTTATGTTTTTTATTTATCTTATCTTGTTTACGGCTTGTAACTTCCTCGTACAACTCAAGATGTTCATCCTGTTCTGGACAAGTGCATTGTTTGATACCGAATATTTTACAAATAAAATTTTTTATTTTTTTTATCATGCTGTTATTGTAACTGGTCCTGCAGACACAGTTGGTCCTCCTGAATCCTCTGTTATACTAGGTGTTGCACCTAATGTAAATGTATACTTATCAGATGTTGTTACTGTTATACTAAAACCACTAGAATTTTCATATGTTGTAAAAGCGACTCCGCCCGGACTACCTAAAACATTTCTAAATCTTACTGTATTACCTGTTGATCTACCATGATTTGGTTCTGTGACCGTAATCGTTTGTGATGATGCAGTTATTGAAAATGGATTATTACCTAACATTGCAGCAACTGCAGGTTCATTTCTACCTGGTCTTACATGTCTTAGTGATATTGCATCACCATTCATAGGCTTTGGTTCTAATTGTGGTTGTTTTGGTTCAAACTCTGACACGTGAACAAAGGCACCATTCCATTCTCTAACCATTTCTTTGTATGGAAACTCCATGCCTGATCTGTCAGATATTGCTTTTGCATATTTACCTGTTGCGTACTTTGCCATTATTTTTTACCTTTTTTCTTTTTCTTCTTTTTGCCACCGGGTCCCAAAGGTTTATCTATTAAACCACCTTTTTTCTTTTCATTTTTTCTTCTCTCCAATTCATCTAAAGCTATCTCTCTAATCGCTTCATCTGAATTATTTATTATAGACTCTAAATTTTTTGTGGTGTATTGACCTATGTTTTTTTTAAACTCACCTGGTTTCATTTCACCATAATCACCTACTTTAAGTTTTGTTGTCATTATGTACCTGGGTAATAAGCTTTAGGTGTAATGTACGTACTTGAAGCTGACCCATCCTCCGCTAGTGCTCTTTGTAATTCATCCTCATAAACTAGTTTCATACCTTGCATTAATTGTGGTGCATACTTCATTGATAAATAATATGCTAAACCTGAAACCATACATGGTACAAATCTAAAAGGAATATCGGTTGCATTTGTATATGCTCCTGCATCTTGTATTCTTTTTATGTAATAAATGTGCATATCTTTCGATGCATTTGTAGAATCTGGTGTTGGATACACGTGTATTCTTACCTTATCAATAAATCTTTCTACCCAATATTGATTAGGTGTACCTTTAGATAACTTGTTTGAAAAACCTGCATAAGTAGATCTATCTACTTTTGTCATCGGTGAATCTGATTGTGTTGTTTGAGTTCTATTAGATCTTAACTGTGCTTCTAAAACATCTGATATACCATAGACATTTGATGGTGTTGAAACAGCACTTGTGCCATCACCACTTGATCTAAAGAAATCATAATCAGATTGTCCTTCAATAAGATCAATATTAAGATCAGCTATTTCCCAATAGTGAATACCTCTATTACCCCACTCTTGAAGTAATATATTCAGAGATCTTCTAGATGTTTTTAATTGATATCCCGATACGTTTTGAATACCCAGTCTTTCAAAAGCCTCTTCTACTATTTCATCAATAGAAAAAGTTTTATCAAATGTAGTTGTACCAGAGGTAGTGTTAGCCATCTAAACTCCTACGATTCGTAAACTTTAATCCATTCACAAACAATTGTACCTGTATCTCCTGCTGCGCAAGCTGGTAAAACGACGTTTACATCACCAGTAAATCCACTAGCTTCTGTGTTTTTTAATCCGCCAAAACTAGAATAATCATATTCCATTTCACCCGCTAAAGTTTGAAATACAACATCTGTTGTTGCATCCCATTGCATTCTGATTGCATCAGCTGGTGCTGTTACAGAAACGTTAAAACTAACTTTGTTTAGTCTTACAGTTTTGCAAGTTTTACCGTTGTTTGATGCTAAAGCAGAAACATCAACTATTTTAGTTGTGCTTCCTGAGTTATCAGAAACAACATTGTAGTGAGTGATAAGTTTTTTTGCTCCGTCAAATACAGTTGTATTTAATACTGTGTCCGCCATGTTTTGTCCTCCTTTTAAAGAGCGCCTGCATCACCAGGCGCTCCGAGTTTATTATCTATTAACTATCTGCAAAAGGTGTTGCTTCAGTACCTGTACCGATCAACACAGCTTCTACTAAATATACATTGTCTTCAAGTGCAGTAATAGTAATTGTGCTACCTTTATCTCCACCTGTAGTTCCACCATTCATGCTGATAACATCGTTAGATGCTGCTGGTGCAAATGTATTGTTTGTGCCGTCTGCAACATTAACAACAGTTGCGTGACCAACAAATTTGTCAGTTCCGTCTGTTTTAATATCACAATCTGTACAATCTGTGCCTACAAAAAATTTGTAAACAGCACCTAATTGGTTGTTTGCATTAGGGTCATTGTCTCCAGCTGTTGTTCCTTTGCTATCTGCTTTGATAGTTGGAAGTGTAATTGCTCCATCTGCATCATTTACTTTGATAACTTTACCTGCGTGAGCAGCAAAAGTTAAAGTAGTTTCTGCTGTGATGTTTACAATTGCATCAGGTCCTGCAGTAACAAATCCTCTTAAAGATTTTACTGGTCCTGAAAATGTAGTTGTTGCCATAGTATTAATCCTCCTAGTTTTCCGAACATAGTCTCTAGGCCGTCGACTATACGCGTCTATGTTCTAATTAATTGTATAGTGTCAAAGTTATATAGCAGTTTTGAGTAGAGCGCAAGAGGGCCTGTAATGTGGATTGGATTTTTCCAACGATGTAGCTTTTTATTAAGTAGCTACTGAAACTTCAGGTGCAGAGCCTTCTATCTTATTTTGCAAATGCTCTTTTTGAGCTTCTGCCATTTTAATATGGCTAATTACGTCTCTGACTTTTCTGTCAATCTTAACCATATTGAGAGTATATCT